TCAGTGCCTCAGATGTGGGCGCAGGAACTTATTCTAAACCTTCTGGGGGAATACCTTCTACGGACTTGTCACAAGCTGTACAAACAGATCTTGGTAAAGCAAATTCCGCATATCAAAAACCTTCTAGTGGTATTCCTGCAAGTGACCTTGCAAGTGGGGTTATTCCAACTGTTCCGACTAAGGTTTCCGACTTGACAAATGATAGTGGATTTGTAGATGCCTCTGGAGCTGCCGCAGCTGCGCCCGTGCAATCCGTCAATGGACAGACCAGGACTGTAGTTATAGCTGTTCCGGACGCTTCTTCTGCTACTCCAAAAGACCTCGGTACTGCTGCGGCAGGTACATCAACTACATACGCAAGAGCAGATCATGTACATAAAAAACCTACTGCTTCAGAAATCGGTGCTCTGCCGTCTTCAACTCCTATTCATAATGTTCCTTCAGGTGGTTCTGCTGGACAAGTGCTGTCTAAGGCTAGTGGCACAGATTATGATACAAGTTGGGTTACACCAGATAAAGGGGTTTATATAATTCCTGCAACTCTTAATACTAGTACGATGGCATTTTCCACACAAGTTACTCCAACTCAGTTAAAACAAGCTGTATCTGATGGCAAGTTGCCTATATTGTCTCTTACATTTGGGGCATCTTTGTTAAGGTTGTTTTTGGTTAATACTCTTGATTATACAGAGGATGAGCTGTATACAAGAGGAGTGTTTTGTTTCAATGATGATTCTGGGAATATATACTCAGCATTTTTTGAGGATATAGGGCAAAACGCTTACATTGTTGGAGATGTATCTCAACAACAAACAATCTTGTCCCCTTCAAATCCCTCTGTGGGAGATTTCCTTGTATACACTGCAAATGGATGGGGTGCGAAAACTCTTGTACCGGAGGTTACAATTTCTACAGCTGGCGATGTCACGCAAAGTCTTGATGCTGGGAAAATCTATCATTTTACTGGGGCAATCTCCTCGTTGGCGCTAACACTGAATTCCGCACCGACTGGACAGCTGTCACAGTACCATTTTGATTTTAATTCTGGTTCAACAGCTGCAACAATAACATTGACAGGTGTAACTTGGTTGGGTGGAAGCTTTACACCAGAAGCCAGCAAACACTATGAAGTTGACATACTAAATGGATATGGAGTGTTTATGGCATGGTAAATTTGCTTCTTAGAAGACGTGAATTGATAAAGAGCATACAGCCATTGTCAGAATGGGACTACGAGTGGGACTATACCAAAGGAAAGCTAGAGGAGCAGACTGGATGGTCATATACAATATCTAAAACTGCATATTCAGAAATTATCTCAGATGGAGAAAAACTGATTGCTTCTTCGAACAATAGTTATATTAACTTGTATGCGTTAACTGGGCAAGCGAACCGCTTTTTTACAAGTGGATATGGTGTGTTAGAAGTTGTATGCTATGGCGTGTGGTGGAATAATTCTGATGCTGTAAATTTACGAGTTACTGCGGCTGTATCAGGTACAAAACGTATAACACTATTTGTGTTTAATAATCAGTGGAGAATATACGATAATAGTACAAAAGCAAATTGTACAGTGTTATTAAATGCAATAGATAATACAAAATACACAATTAGAATTGTTGTACGAGCTACAGTAGCAGATGTTTACATAAATAATGTTCTTGCAATTTCTGACTTTAGTATGGATTCAACTATATGGGGATCTAGTAATAGTGTTATGGGGCAAAATTTTGGTAGTGCTAGATGTTATGGAGTTATTCAATCACTTAAACTTCGTCATGTGACTATGGAACCGATTTCTGGAATACATTTGGCAGTTGGTGGCACGCCATGGTCTTCTATATTTGCAATTGAAGACCCAAATAAAATCTATATAGGTAATAATGGTTGGTCAAACGCATATTATAATTTAAGGGATAGATCAAGGACTGAATCAATAACAGTTTTTCCAAATAAGTGGTTTACAATCCCAGAAAATTCCGAAGTAACTTGTGTTATAAAAAACTTACAGAAAAAGAGCGGTGAAACTGGGAGCATCTATGTTGCATTTTATGTCAAAGACATTAACGGATCAAATATTGTATATATTCCGGGAACTACTGTAGCATATGCAAATCAACCTGAATATCTTTCACAAACGGCAATCATATCTAATGCTATAGATGTTGGAAACATTGCTCTTGGTGTATTTTCGAGTGGTAAGAATTTTAGCTGTGAAGCTGAATTGTATGTTAATGGAGAAAAATGGATATAAATAAAATTTGAAAGGAGAACAAGAAATGAACTATACCGTTATTGAACAGCAGACCAGCACAGCCGGACAGACGTCCGTGCTGACACAGTCAAGAAGCACAGAACAGGAGGCTGAGAGCGTCTACCACACCGTACTTGCTGCTGCGGCGATTTCCAGCGTGCCAGTGCATGCGGCTTCGCTTCTCAATGAGCAGGGAGTGTGCCTCAAGCGAGAGTGCTATTTTCATGGAGAAGAATCAGAAGAGGAATAACCTAAAGAGTTAACTTTAGATTGCCAATAGAGAGGTACTCTATGACTATAAATAAAGAAGTTAATCCAAGATTTGAAGACTTTGTCTGGGACTGGGATTACAGAATTTATTTGCTTGTTGGAGGGTATGGATCTTCTAAATCGTATCATATTGCTCTTAAGATAATTCTTAAGTGCTTACAAGAAAAGCGAAAAGTTCTTGTAGTAAGAGAAGTTTTTGATACGATTAGAGATTCTTGTTATGACCTCCTGGTAGAAATTCTTGAAGAGTTTGATTTAATAGGAGTTGGAAAAAACAAAGTTCGCTGTACTACAAGTCCTATGACAATTAAATTCCCTAATGGGTCTAAAATAATTTTCAAGGGTATGGACAAGCCTACCAAACTTAAATCTATAAACGGAGTGTCAATAGTTTGGTTGGAAGAGTGTTCTGAGATAAAATACGAGGGCTATAAAGAGCTTCTTGGTCGTTTGCGTCATCCCAGTCTTAGCCTCCACTTTTTCTTGTCCACGAATCCTGTAGGAACAGAAAACTGGGTTTACACCCATTTCTTCAAACGAATAGATGAAGAAGGGGTTCAACATGTAACATTAGATGATAATGTACTATACCAAAGAAAGACGATTGTTAAAAACGGAGTTTATTATCATCACAGTGTAGCGGACGATAATCTTTTCTTGCCACAATCCTACATAGAGACCTTGGATCAAATGAAAGAATATGATCCAGATCTTTATAGAGTCGCAAGGCTAGGACGTTTCGGTCTCAACGGTAAGAGGGTTCTGCCACAGTTTGAAGTTGCTAAGTCTCATAGAGAAGTGATTGAGGCAGTAAACAAGATACCAAGTAAATTTAGGTTTATTGGAATGGACTTTGGCTTTGAAGAGTCCTATAATGCGGTAGTTGCGATTGCTGTTGATGATCAAAACAAGTACTTGTACATATATTTTGAATACTACAAGAATCATATGACAGATGATAAGACTGCTGCTGAGCTTAAAGACCTGGGTCTTAACCGTACACAGATAATTGCAGACTCTGAAGATCCCAAAGCAATTGCTTATTACAGACAAGAAGGTTTCCGTATGAGGGGCTGTCATAAGTATGGTGGTTCTCGCCTTGCTAATACAAGGAAGTGTAAACGGTTTAGGAAGATAATTTGTTCTCCAAATTGTCCAAACACAATACGGGAACTTTCAACTCTTGTGTATGCAAAAGACAAAAGCGAAAACTACATATATGACGAATTTAATATTGACCCGCATACATTTAGTGCAATCTGGTATGCTCTGGATACCTATGAAGTTGCAGATATAAAATATATGCCAAGAAATCACAGGAAGGGTGCGTCATGAATCAAACGGTTTTCAAACCGACAAGAGCTCCTTGTAGGTCTTCTTCTGGAGAAATCTGTAAGCATAAAAGACAAGGTTGTCATTCAATTTGTACAGAGTACAAAATTTTCCGGGCACAGATGGATAAGTTTAATGAAGAGCAATATAGATTAAGAGAACTTGATGCTGCTGTTAAATCACAATTGATGAGGACAAAACATGAAAAATGATAAAGTTACTACATACAAATCAGTACTCAATATTCCAAACAGATTGATAATAGACGAGCTCGAAGGATTGTATGGTGCAAAGGTTTTGGAGGACATTTACCATACAATAAAGATGTATAACATCTATGAGAGCGGAGCAGAATTCCCTGTTGATACTACAAAAGATTATACTCCCGCAGATCTCAAGTATAAAAAGTGTAGACAACTGCTTGATAAAGAGGCAAGATTTCTTTTTGCCAAACCTCCCGATTTTTGGGTTGATGTAAATCTTGGTAGCTCAAAGGATCAAAAAGCCAAAGCTCTTGAGGTATCTTCGGTTTATCAAGATCTTGTTGATAATGTTTTGGAAAAGAATCAGTTCAAAGACATACTCCTTAAAGCTGCTAAAGACTGTTTTATATCCAAACGTGTTGCACTTATGTTTAACATAAATGAAACTGATGGTATACAGATAAGTTTTTTGCCCAGCTTGGAATTCATTTATGATGTTGATCCTAATGACGCCAGAAAACTTACGAAGATAGTTGTTTTCTACAATCTCAATAATGAAAAATCCCGCTCGGAACAGAGAATCTATAAAAAGAAATACTGGCTAGAAAATGGATTTTGTCATTACTCTGAACACATTTATGATGGCGCAGGAAATCCCATAGAAACAATACAGGAAGACATGAAAACCAAGTTTGAATTTATTCCTGCCTGGGTTATTGTAAATGATGGACTCACTGGGGATTTGCTTGGGGTATCTGAGATTGATCTGCTTTCAGATTATGAATCGTGGTACAGTAAACTCTCTGCTGCTGATCTCGATGCACAGCGTACAGGTATGAATCCTATTCGGTGGACAAGGGATATGAGTCCGGAGTCTACCAGCGGGTTGTCGATTAGTGCAGGTGCTTATTGGGATTTGTCTACGGATCAAAATGCTGCAGATGGTCTTGTAGGTGAGGTCGGTGTTTTGGATTCTCCTATGAGTTACTCTCCTGCGCTTAGTACCACACTTGATAGAATTAAGAATATGATGCATGATCAGTGCTCTGTTCCTAATGTATCTCCAGAAGCTATGAAGGGTGTTGTTACTTCCGGTAAAACACTTAAAGCAATTTATTGGGATCTCATTGTTAGATGCGATGAAAAGATGCTGTCTTGGAGACCCGCTCTTAAATTCCTTGTTAAGTGTATAATAGAGGGTTGTAGGCTTTATCCTGCTGTTCAAAAAATGTACATAGAAGATCCCCTTCCCTCAGAGAAATATACTCCTCGTGTTGATAACCAATACCCACTTCCTGAGGATGAACAAGAAGAAAAACAGATTGACTTGGCTGAGGTAAATGCTCAAACAATGTCTAAGAGAGCTTATATGAAAAAGTGGAGAAATCTTACTGACGAAGAAGCAGAAGAAGAGCTCTACCAGATTGCTAAGGAAAGAGAAATACTTGAGGACAGCTTTATGCCACAACAAATGGCTCCTACAGAGAAAAAGGATCAAGAACAAGAAGAAGGAAATCCTCTTAGTGGTGAAGAAGGATGAGGTAAGTTATGGCTCTTCAGATTGATTACAGTTCTGCGGAGCAACAAAGGCTAAATCTTACAATTGCTCAACAGAAACGTATTGAACAGTTGTATAGGCAGCTGTCAAAAGAGCTTGCTAAAGAGGCAAAAAAGGCTCCTTCAGTTCCTTCGGATGTTGTAAAACAGCAGTACCTTGAAAATCTTAAAAAAGAGATAGATAAGCATCTGTATGACATACAATCCCAGTTGGGAGATCTTATTAAAGACAATATGAAAATGACTGCAGATGCTATGGCAGCGGATACAATTTCTTGGTTAGAGCAATTTGGACTGCCTGTAGATTCAAATCTTTTCTATGTGTCTGATGATATTGTACAATCAATTGTATCAGGACAACTATATGAAGGGAATTG